GTTCGATACTTACATCTACGGGAGCGACACACTGCGAACATCGTATATCTAAACAGGGATAGTAAATCTACCCAAGACGAACTTTAAGGGCTTAATTGAAGTCTCAATCATATAGACTTTCATATATAGCGTCAAAATCGCTATAATGATATTTATCCACATGAATATCGACTTCAAGTAGTGGCCCACGAATTTCTTTCTTAAACTCATTGAACACCTTGATACCGTAATGGTAGACCAGCTTGAATGCATCTTCAACATTCAACTCCAGCTGTTCCTTCGGATCATTTGTATCAGTTACCCAATTGAGCAGCTCTCGTATTGAATTTATTTCAATTGGTGCATACAAACGAAATGGCCGATCCTTATCAAAGCGAAACCCCCTCTTCAGGAATTGGCAATCATGGAGATACGACCACTCTTTCAAACCAGCATTCTTAATTGCAGGAGTGTACTCAAGCGAAAAACGTGAGAGATATTCGGCAAAGGTTTGTTGGTTAAACCAACTCAATACCTCCATTTTCACAGATATGATATTGTCATCACCGAAGACTTTGTCTCGCACATTCTGATTGAAATACATCATCGTTGCAAACTTTCGTCCTATAATCGACCGGGCAGCTCTTGCAAGCCCCATCCATGCCAATCTAGTATACATAGCGTTAACAATGCTATTTAAAATAGTTGTGAGAAAGTTACCCGAAGGATTTCCGATTGTTTTCATAACAACCATCATAATATCTTTCTCAATATGATGAGTTTGTCCTTTAAGATCTTTAAAGGTTGTTCCTCGCAATATGGGAAGTATTGAATAATTATTCAACATTTCCTCAACAATGCAATAACGTACTTGTGCACATTCTGGTCCATCATTATACCAGTCATTCACAATTTCGGCGACGGCCTCGACCAATTGGCCTTTTAAAGTTCCATCGAATCGACCATAATCGCCATCCCATCCGACGGAACTATTACTTCTAAGATATTGGAACATCTCAAGCCATTCACTTGATTCAGGATCAATACCAACAGCATGGAACATACTTGCACGATGATTCATCATCGCAGCAATAAAATCTAAGAAATACATTCTTCCAAGCATTGTGAAATCCACTGGCGGCATCATAAACACCCTTGTAGCGCCATCACGAATTTTTTGAAGTGTACGTCTCTCATCTTTCAACACATTCTGCCACACCGTTGTATATTTAATTCCTGCTAAATAGGCTCTTTCTCTTTTAGTAACTTCATTAAGCAATAGACTTGAACCACATTGCAAAGCCCCATCCTCTCCTGAGAACAAGTACCTCTTACCGCTAGAATCTGGGGGTCGACTATAGACATAAGGAATCCCCGGACTAGTAGACATGTCCATTGAGTCATAATGCTTAATTGGTAGGCCATTTATTGCTTCTTCAATAGTAAGCCGTCCAGGGTTTGGTCTCATGCTACGCGCTTCTAAGCACCGCACTTTTACTTCTTCACGAACGGATTCAAAATCAGCTTGTGGAAATGGTATCTCACGACTAGAATACTTTAAAACACCCTTTATCATTGGACTTACTGGCACATTTAATCGCTTATCGCGGTAACTTTTAACACTTGGTTCAGTAGTATGTTCAAATATCTCGTCAAAGACCATACTTTCTTTAATGTGAGTCTTAATAGGTTGAAAACGCGGAGGTGCCTTAAATGGTTCTATAATCAATGAACCAAAGTCTGCTTGCGGTACTGCAGGTTCAGGAATCAAACCAAAATGCTCAGCAGCTTGATCCAACGAAGTTCCGATTACATTGTAAGGAAACTCCGCTACTAGATCCTTCAACATTTCTTGAGTAACAACTTGAAAAATTGCTGTTGCTTTATGCGTAAGGCCAGCCGCATGTATTCCAACTATCTTTCGTGCAATCTGTGGATTAAGCATCACTGCTACAGAACCACAACTTCCTTTCTTAGTTGAAATATTAGCAAGCCAACCCTCTCTAACAAAAGATTGAGTACCAGTCAGCTCATACCCTGGATATTCAAAAGGTCGAATTTGTGTCTCATAATAAAAAGGAATAACATTCTCATCTATTCCCATAACTGTTGTAGGCGTATTATTTATAAACTGTAAATCATCATCTTTAATAAATAAAGATATAGAATCCTTAGCAGCGGGTACTCTCATACCAGCATGGAATATAGCTAAGTCTGTCTCATCTAAAAAAGCAAAATTCTTCTCATCATAATTTACGTAATACTCACGCCCATCCTGATATTGCAATCTTATCTGATCTCCATCCTTACCTTTCGTCATCAAATGACGATTAACCAAGAAAAATTGGCCTTTAAATTGCAATGCATTCATTCCAGTTTTTTGACACAATTTTCCATTATAGTCGCCTATAAGACTAATACGGGCAAGACTAGGGCGAATACGATGGAGTAAAACATCGTCAGCATTTGAATCTGTAGCGTTCTGAGCTCTTGCTTTACCAGGACGAACAACATTACGTTGCACTCGCTTTGCACGTTGTGTTTGATCCCGAAAATAAGCTTTATTTTCAGGCTCTGCCTGTTCTGCTTCTTCCTCTTCTTCATCTGATTCTTGCTCTTTAAACATATTATATGCAGCGTAGGCAAACGTACCAACTCCCGCAATAATTGATAAGATATTTAGTGATTCCTTTATACGTGGATGCTCCTCAAAAAACTTTGCAATCTTTTGACGGTAATCTAAAAGAACACCGTCAAATAAACCTGCTTGATTTTCAGGCTTAGTTACACTCTCGTAACAAACATCACAGAATTCTCCTGTAGCTCTCTTTAAACGAATGTGGTGATCAAGAGTATACATAGTGTTCTTATCTAAAATAAAATCCCTATTATACTCCTCACAAGTTTTTACAAAACAATCACCATCACAGTGATTTAATGATTTACCCAACGTATAATCACCTGAAGGTCCAGCAATCACAATGGGATCATCTCCTTGAGGTTCTGCTTGTTGGGGTCTCATATATTCTTCTTCTGGTGTCATACACGAGAAATAATTCTCTAATGCATTGGAGACATATTCAAAATCATACTGCTCAGGAGTCTCTATCATCTGGACATTACCAAATATAAGATCTTCAATCTCACGAAATAGCCAATGACCATAATCTCGTGTTAACGGAAAAATGGGAGTTGCCATTCTTGATGTATTTGTCATCTTCGATATATAAAAAATCCACCAGGGTAAAACATTATAAAAACCGGACTGATCAAAACCAATAGTTAGAGGATCAAATTCTCCAATTTTACGATCAGGAGAATGAAGCCATGAAAAATGGCGAGCAATAAATGTCGCTGGATCTTTATAATTATCATAAAGCGCCTTATATGGCGTTTTAGATTTAGAATAATGTGAATAATAACGCAAACTGACAAAATCGTCTGTTGGTCGATAGACAGGCTTCTTACGCCCCTTCTTTATTTGCTTAAACGCATAATGACGCAGTTGATCATAAGATTTAATCTCATCATCTCCTTCAGTCTTCAAAATATGACTATCAAAGACAGAGCGAGCATCATACCGTTCATCATCTCCTCTCGGTTCAGCTGGTTCAGCTTCTTCTGGAAACTTAAGCCCAGCTGTTGTCAAAACATCTAAGGAACGCAAATGGTCACGCATGTTCTCGTGTGTTATTTGTGGTAGAGCTTCGATTTCCCTACGATTCAAATAACGCATCGTATCTACTTGTTTCTTAAGATGGAAAACTGCCTGTTTTACAAGCATATCACGCAACTGTCCAAAGGACAAATTAGTGTAATGACATACACCACTTTTAACACTATCCATAATAGAAAATTTCAAATGATCTGTACTACCGATAACACCATTATACTCTACACCATCTCGTTGCTCTACTTGAATCAACATATCACGACGCCGCCATAATGCTTCAAAATCACTAATAGAAACTGGACGAGGAAAAGGCGTATTTGTAGACATACCAATAACCTTTGATTGAAATATTCGACCTTTTTCTGAAACTTCAGCCATCGCTAAAATACGTGGAATATTAGACTTTAACATAAAAAATTCAAAATAAGGATCGAAAGTCTTTGCATCCACCAACTGACCAAAATCATCAATAATAACGCCAAACTGATAACAATAATCAGACCAAAATTTCTCGTCTAACGAACGAGCATAAATTCTCTTAAATTTTGGAACATCCATAACATCTGCCACAGCATGTATCAATTCAGAAGTAAGGAAGCTCTTTCCTAATCCAGTTTTACCAGTAAGGCAAAAACAGAAAGGATCTAAACGAGCTCCCACATCTAACGATATATGAGTGGCTTTATTACTAATTTTTGTTATTATATTTTGTGCTCTTAAAAAAGGAGCAGCTACAGTTCGAGGTGGATCAGACATACGATTAAAAATTTGCATATAACGATCCGCACGATCACGTAAACGATTTATATGTGTACGCAATTCTGGATCATTTTGAAGACGCATAAAAGTTTCTTCTCGATCTAAAGCGTTAACTTCTGCGATCCACTTTGTAATAGCATGTTTTTCTTCATCGAGTTCCTTATAAACCTGTGAATAAGGTGCCATAACACCAACAAAATAATGAATAATATCTTGTAAAGTTTCTGTTAAAATTTTAAATAATGAAACAGCACCTTTAACACCGTTGTTAATCTTCGCTATATTTGCGAATTTATCAGCTATTCCAGTTGCTGCCTTATCTGTATCAGAACCTTTTGGTACTTTACCATAACACAAGAAGCCTCCTATCATTGAGATAGCTACAGGTAAAGCCATAAACTGTTCAAGGTCAACATCCAGACCTTGAGGTTCGGCTTTAACTGCCCCCTTCCGAACTTGTTTCGGGGCAGCTCCTTGCGGTTTAGCTTGTTTCGCAATCTGTTCCGCAATCAAACGCTGACTAACTTCAGCATAAGCTTTTTCTCGCTCTTCACGATTCATAGTTGGTTGATAATTAAAATCCATCTCATGAGTTGCATTATGATAAAAATTACAATACTCTTTCCTAAAAAGACGAAAGAGAGCTATCAAAAGATCCTCCACTATAAATTTAGTGGCATAACTATCCAACAGCATATTTATAAAAACCAAAATCTTATCAAACCAAGTTTTAGCGATATAAAACAAACGAATATTTATCATCATACGAGGTAGCAAAGTGGCAAAATGATACTTTGTATGTTTTGGTAAACCAGTACCCACTATTTGCGCACAATCATCAAATACCTTTAACGGATCATTTGCTAACATTGCTTGGTTAGTAAGGCACTCATCCTTCTGAACTCGAGGAAAATGTGTTGAATTAGCATCTGGTTGAGGTGCTAAGTAACCTACCACATTTTTAATGAGACTATTTGTCTCTACTATACCATCCATAGTCCGATGGGCTTTCTGGACCATCTCTTGACCAAAAATCGCATTTTCTAGGCCTTGTGGTTCAGCTTGTTGAGCTTTTTCTTGCTTTATCTCATCCAATTCACGCATACGGTCATAATATTCCATTAAGCCCGCACGTTGTGTCTCCTGTAATGCTGCAGCAGTCCACTCATTAAATTCTTGAGGACGAGGATTATCCCTACATAGCTTAAACATCATCTGATGATGCGCATCACGTAATCGCACTAATTCCCCAGTCATAAGACCGGCCTCATTTCGACGTATCCGACGATTAAGGTTGTCAATAGATTTTCGTAATGACCTCATTAATTCAGCACGCAAACGTTGATGAACTATAAATTCAGCATCCGACATTCCTTGAGTTGTATCCATAGTGACAATTTAGTTAAAATAAAGATGGTGACCGAATTTCTCACAAATAAAATTATAATACTATTACTAACATAAATTCATAATAAAAGGCTTAATGCCCCGCTCAGACGCGAAGGGAGGGCTATTAACTCCTTAATCCCAACACCGAACAGCGAGCACCCAATATACTACTATTATGCTTTCAAACATATTATGCAATTAAATTGAGGATTTATGATGCTATAACACCAAAAGAAATAGATAAGGCATTCGCCACGCCCTCTATTCCTTATATACAAAGGGGATTGTCAATCCTAGAAACTAACACGTGTTTATGTACTTCCTTAACACATTTATGCTTACTAGCACGGAGTGAGATGCTAAAGCCGACTATTATAGTAGTCTCTCTGCTAGTTGACACTTTGTATATATACTTTATACACAATTACGAATTTGGGAAGACCCCATATGGAACAGTCCATGTCATAGGGCCTAAATAATAAGAGCATATAAAATCATCACCAGCTGCCGCAAAATGTAAAAAATTTAAATTTGACGATACAGAAGAATCCATATTATTAGTTGTAAATATATTCATAGCTAATGATCCTAAAGTTGTAGGTTGCTCTCCAGCTACATTACTCGATGTCAACAACTGGACATAACGAGTATAATATGGAATTTCAACATCAACACATGTTTTATGAGAAAAATTTTCTAAACAATTAGCGTAATTAAAATCTTCCTTGTGCAAAGGAACTGTAGTAGAAACATGGTAACTATTATCAGTTTCATAAAATGCTGGCCGGTGACGAATAGCACTTAAAATATTAGCATTTTTATTAGTTATAGTTACTAATCGTTGTTGCAATGACCCACGCCAAAAAGCAAAAGCATTAACATAATGGCTCAACAATGATGTTGAATAAAAAGCGGTTGTAGGACCTGATGGTTGATTATACATCTCAAAAATTGGAGTAATATTAAAACTAACCAAAGGAACATTTGAATTATACGTAGTAGTAACAGAAAAAGTGCCTTGCAAGGTTGTTCTCTTCAAGATATTGCGTAAATCCATAAAGGACTCACCACCGTATAAAGAATCAGCTTCAATAACAAAACCAGATGTTCCACGAGTTACTACATTAGAAGTCTTTGAAAAAATATATGTTTCATTATCTGGTTGCCCTGTAGCAGGTTGATCATCACCTTGAGGTTCAGCAGGCTCTGCTGATCGACGCATATGAAAACGGGACAATTGTAAAATATCAGGTTGAACAAAACTAGAAGGACCAAACCATGGTTGAGTAGGCATTTCTGGATTATTACGTCCAGGTGCCATCAACTCAAAATCATCTCCTCCCGACATAAAAACATTAATAACTATATTACTAGCAACAGTTAAAGGAGCAACTAACGGATTTAACACAGAAACAGCAATCGTACCTAAAACATCTCCTAACTCTGTTGCATGGGCAAAACCATTCTGAACATCATCAGGAACTGGAGGCATCCGCTTCCAGGGAGTTTGTGAATAATAAGGCACTGTAAACGTAAATTCTTTATTCTTTTGTATATCAAATATCATTGAAGGCATATTAACTAACTGGTCCAAACTAGGCGGAGAACCCGGTACTGTATAATTTGGAATAAATGCCACAAGTAAACGGCCTGTATGAAATTGCGTGGTTGCAAATGAAAAATGATAAGTAATACTACCTCGCCAGAACATAAATTTTGAAGATAAATACCCTAAATTTGAATATGAAATATAATCAGTGGTACCAGCAGTCTTATTAACATACCAAAAAACATTTGGATGAACACGCCAATAAGACAAAACTGTACCAACTCCTGCTGAAACATTCCAACCTAATTGAGCTATACATGAAGGAATCTTAACTAATTTCTTAAGATCCATCTCATCTGCTGCATTTCCAACTAATTCGGGTGAATGAACTGTTTTTGAAAAAGGACTAAGAGAAAGGCGCATCACAGAAGAAACACCAGTTCCATGAGTAAAACCAGGAAAAGTAAAACAATTAACTGCTTTCTCTACATTGGGTTTATCTAAATTTGAAGCCAACTGAAGGCCTTTCAACCCAACTCTAATGGCTGAATCAGCAGCACCTTTATAATCACCTCTTGAAAGAGATGAAGCTCCAGATACTATATCCTTTGCCACATCCATCTGTGCTTCTGCAGGTATTGCTCTTTTGAGTCCAGTATGATCAGAATTAGCAAAAGTTGGGTTAGGCAAAGTATAAGGGAAAATAGGAACATGCAATGTCGGAGTGTCTGCATAATACCATACTGTATAATCTACTGTCGAAGTTGACGAAGTTGAAGAAATTAACGGATTAAAAATCGAAAAATACAACTCTCCAAGGGTAGTCATTGAAGAAACACCTGACGTATTTTGATAATTGGCAAGAAAAGTATTAATATGACGAAACGGAATGCGTATTTCAGCAACCGTAGACTCTGAAGCATCCAACCACGCATGGGGTAATACCATTGCGTTTGGTATAGATACTCCTCGATCTGTTGTAATTTTAGTAACATCAATAGTCCTACATCCCATTGGAACAAAAAATGCTAACATTTTCCCACAATGAAATTTAGTTGAATTAAGTTGAATACGCACAACAAAATCAGCGCGCATAAAAGCAAACATAGACAAAACATTAACCAAAAAATAATTAAGACCATAGAACGATCTCGGAATATCCAATTTATTATTAGTCGTCCAAAGAGCACCTGTAGTAGCCCATGAATACGTACCTACCCTAATAGGACGTTGAATTAACTGTGAAGTATGCCAAGGTTTTTCAGGCATAGATAACTGATGGGCCAAATCATCTTTATAAGTTGATTGAGCCGCAAAAACTTCATGAGTTTGAACAGGTCGCTCTTCAGAAAATATAATATTCTCTCGTTGCTCAATTGACGGAACTTCGAATCCAGCTTGAGCTTCTGGATCAGATGAGGTTTGAGTTTGATTTAATTCAGACATGATTTACACACTGAAGATAATACTAGACAAAAGAAAACAATTAAAAATAAAATATCAATTTTACGTTAATTGGAAACGCTTGGTTATTTAACCAAGAACTAACAATCCGCATGGAAAATCTGGTAAATCCGGACAAAACAAATATTCAAAACACTAAAATAATTCCCAGAATAATATAACTAACACGCTATGTGAAAACATACCGCAATAGTATATGAATAAGATCAATATAAATTAACAAACAATCTATAGGTGTGAAAACACATAAAAGATGAGACAAAATCTCAAACTTTCGTATAGAAGATTCGTTTAAAGTATACCAATACTTAGACTTAAATAACCCTGGG